TCCTCAAACATAATGTAAGGTTCACCAGTTTCAAGTCGTGTTTTTAATATCTCACCCCATAATTTTAATGCTTTAGGGTCTTTTTCTTCAACACGATTCATAAACGCATCATCAATTACAACACATTGGTGCATGTTTAAACATTGACGATTAACATCACCTTTTGGACGACGAATCATCATAAATTCTTCAATATCTGGGTGATTAACATGTAAGTTAACAGAAGCAGCACCTCGTCTAACTGAACCTTGGTTTGTAGCTAGAATTGTTGAATCATAAATTTTAATCCACGGAACAACTCCCTCACTCACACCATTACCAGAAATTACTTTACCACGTCCTCTAATTCGAGATACACCAATACCAACGCCTCCACCTTGAGATGATAAACGCATTAGTTCTGAATTAGCAAGTGCAATTCCTTCAATAGAATCGTCTGTGTCGATTCCAAAACATGAAATAGGCATTCCACGCTCTGTTCCTAAATTTGAAAGCACAGGTGAAGCTAAACACAACCAATTTTTAACCATTGCTTCATAAAAGTATGGCTGTAAATCTTTACGTTTTAAACGTTTAGCTGCTGCTCTTGAAACACGCTTAAATGCTCCATAAACATCTTCATCAGGTAACAAATACCCTTTAGAAATCATTGATAATGAAATCTCGTTCATCCATTCAGGGTAATGTTTACCCTTAATCCAATTTGTTGTGTCTACTTGTATGCTCATAATTTATAAATCTGTCCAGTCTGCTGTTGATTTTGAATAATCTGTTACTCGATTTGCAAAGAAATCTTGATGGGTTTTACCACTTGTTAAATGCCCGAACCATTCCATTTGTTTTAAAAGATTAGGATCAATATCATTATAGATTGAATTATAACCTAATTCAACTAATTTTTGATTAGCTCGTTCTTTAATAAAGTTTTTTAATTGTTGTTTATTTAAACCTTCAATATCACCCATTTCAAATGCTTTATCAATAAAATCAAATTCTAACTTTACAGATAAATCACATGCTTCATATACTGCTTGTGTTAATTGTGGTGTATCTAATTCTGGTTTTTCAGATAAAAGGGTTCTGTATATCCAACATCCTGCTTTTGAATGTAGCGATTCATCACGTACAGACCATTCTACAATTTGGCCAGTTCCTTTCATTAAGTTACGCAATTGAAAAGACATTAATACAGCAAATGAAGAAAATAAATTTACACCTTCAGTAAATGCTGAGAATATGGCTAGTGAGAGTGCTCGGTCATGTAGAGTATTTCCAGGTTGTTCAACTAAACGATCAATTTTAGCTTTTGCTTCTTCATCTTCCATGAATGCTTCAAAATCATCTAAACCAAGTTCTTCATTTAAACGAGCATATGCTTCAGCATGAATTGATTCAAAATCAGCAAATGCACAAGCCATTGCTTTAATTTCATGTTTTGGAAACCAATCAACAACTTTAGTTGACCAGTAGTCATTTACATACGTTTCAGTTTGTGCGAAAGATTTTAATATGTTTCCAATTAAATTCTTTTCTGATTCGGTTAATTTAAGTTTCCAATCATTTAAATCTGAAGATAGGGGTACTTCATCTGCTAGCCAATGGGCTCTGTGTTGGTCTTTATAAAATTCAAAAGCAGTTTGGTACTCAAACGGTTTGTAGTGGGGTCTTAATTCTGTTATCATGTGTTTAGTTCAAAAAATTTACTTGCTAACATTTTGCGATCTAAGTCGTCAAAATTATCATTTGATTGTTTACTTTTTGGAGCAACGGTATCTGCTTCTTCATCATATTGTTCTCCAATAGCAATTTGACCATTTGATGTATTTACATCCACTTGAAATGTTAAACCATCCATCCCATAACGATTTTTCATAATATGAAGTCTTCCTGTTCCGTTAACTTTATCTTCTTTTTTTCTAGATAATGATATTGATAAGTCGGTAATCATCATTTTGTCATAACTACCAGCAGCTTTATCACCTTCAATAATATTATCTTTAGCCCCCGCACGATTTACTTGAGAAACCGACCAAATTGGTATATTTAATTCTCGAGCTAACCCTTTAGTGCTTGTATAAATATCATCAATTTCCCCTTTACGGTCAACATTTCTTTTTCTTGTTGAGAGAAGATCAATATAGTCTATAATAATAAGATCAGGCTTAATCCCTAAATCAATTACTTTTTTAATATGGGATTCTATAGTAAACATTGTAGTTTTTCCCATAGCAAATTCACGAATAATTAACTCCCCAGGTAATTCAGATGCAATAGCATCTACTTTATCTTTATTTTTATCTAATTGGTCTACTGGGATTCCGGTAAAGAAAGCATCATATCGTCTTCCGGTGTATGCTTCACTTAATTCTAAGGTGTAATGTATAACGTTATATCCCATTTGGATAGCAAATCCACCCAGTGCAACTAAAGTCCATGACTTACCTCCTCCAGGGTTACCAAATATTAAACCTAAATCCCCATTACCTAAACCGCCTTGAATTAATTCATTAATTGGTTCCCAAGGTGTAGGTACTACTAATCTGTGATCTTCACGGTAACGGGACTCTGTATCTTTTTTATATTCGTGGCCTATGTTTTTGTCTTGGCCTGCTTTCATTGCTGATTCAATCATGTATTTGATTGAGTCATAGTCACCTGCTTTAAGTAGGTCAACACTGTTTAGTAGTGCTTTTTTAAGTTGTTGGTTTTTACAAAATGTAGAAAACTCTTCTTGTGCATAAGCTAAATCGTCAATGTCAGCTTTATATGCTTCTCGTAATTGTTCTTTTACAGATACTTTAAGTACTTCATTATCAAGTTTTTTCATTTCAACTTTTAAAATATCCATTGAAATGGTTGTATGATATTTTTCGTAATACTTAACTATCTCATTTATAATCCATTTATGAGCAGGGTTACTAAAATATTCGTCGCTTAATACATCGTTTATGTTTTGTAAAAATTCTTTATGTGTTAGTAATGATGAAATAACCTTCATTTGAAAGGATGGTCCATATTCGTCAATCGATTGTAATGTCATTTTTTATAACTTTTATTTAAATTTAATAACTCTTTATTGGTTACCCAATAATTCTTTAAAAATATCTTGAACCCAAAATTCAACATTCCTTATCAACCCCCCAATTTGGTCTTCATAATACATTTTAATGAATTCTTCAGGGTAAAAGTTTAAAGGTAAATTTTTAGCTAATTTATTTATTTTTAACTTATCACCATCACTAATCATAGGATTAGATAAATCCATAATTTTATATTTATTTTCTAAATTGGGGATGTCATGCAATACTCTTGCATATATAACATGTTCTTTTAATTTAGATTCAGCTATATCTAACAAATCATCAAATGATAAATCATATTTAGCTAATTCAGGGAAGTGTTTAAATAACCCTTTTGGGCCTAAACCTTTAATACCTGTAATTCCATCTGAATTATCTCCCATTAAGAGTTTGTATAGGATGAAGTTGTTAGGGGTAACACCAAAATTTTCCTTTACAGTGTCTGTAGTATAATATTCTTGTTCAGTAGGTCTATATACAATTACTTTTTCTGTAACTAATTGTAAATAATCTTTATCACTAGAAACTATAAAAGCTCGATCATCGGGGTTAATAGGTAACGTAGAACTTAAATGAGCAATAACATCATCTGCTTCTACTCCAGGGAATGAAATTGTCTTAACTGGTAGTGTTTGTAAATATTGGATGATGCGGACTATTTGGCTTATTTTAGATTCATCTTCTTCTTCTAAATTATCAAATAATTCATGTTTAGTAACCCTAGTTAAATTTCTTCCTGATTTGTATTCAGGGATAATGTTTTTTCTATTATGTGATGAATTTGTTCCATCAAATATAACATAAACTTGGGTTGGTTGGATAGTACGAATTAGAGACCCTAAAGATCGAAAAAATCCTCCTAAACCTCCTACATGGACTCCGTTTGAATTTACAGTATTTATAGCACTAAAATTTCTAAAAAATAAGTTGAGTCCATCTATAAGTAAATATCGTTCTGATTGTGGTGATTCGTCTCCATCTTCTTGTATGTTATTTAGGAGGTTTAAGAGGTCTTTTTTCATATAATTTTTTACATTAAGTCTTCTGGTTCAAATAAATCTGAAATGTCTTTCTTTTCTTCCCATTCTGACTCGTCAATGTCAATGCCATATGTTCCTGTCCCTAAGATGCCAGCCCATTCATGTGAGTATTCATCTTTGTACTTTTTAATAGCTAACGGATCGTCTTTAATAAATCCATGGACTGTACTTACAATAGTTCCCATTGTTGTAATGCCATTAATATGGTTTTTATCACATGAAATCTTGGTACGTAGAGCAAATTCAACCTTTTTCTTGTCTTTTACAGCACTTATTTTAGATGTACCAGCATTTGTAACGTTACCAAATGTTAAACATAATGAAACATCATAATAAAATGTATCTCCACCTTTATTTGTCATTCTAGGTTGTGACATTGGAGTTAAGGCAGGGGCTACACCTACTTTATTTACAATAAATAATGTATTTGTGTATTTTGAACTTTCCTTACGAGACATTACAATTTGTTGGTTGATAAAATTCCCAAATTGGGTTGCAATAGCTCCTGCGTTCCACATTGGGTTATTTTTACCTTGTTCAATTGACATTTGACATGGGATTGACCCTACAGAGTCCCAAATGAATAATAAATCATATGGCAAATTACCCTTCTTTTGTTCAGTTAAAAGATCAATAATAAACGATGCAATGTCTTCAATTGAATTTAAAGTACTTCTATCTCTATAAATGAAAAATCCTGTTTGATCTGTAATTTCTCCTGTTGTTTCGTCAACAACATCATCAATTTGGAACCCCATTTTTTTCCAGTGTTCCCAATCGTGTTTCATTTCTGTAATGATTAAAACAGGAAGTACTCCCATTTTTTGGGCATTAACTGCTATTTCAATGGTTGTAGTAGATTTTCCAGTATTACTTTTTCCTCTAACCATAGAATTATGTCCCATAGGAATCCCAGGAATAGAAAGTGCTTCTTGTAATGCTGGGGAAAATGGGATCCATTTTTGTTCTTTGAATTTAACGTTAGACGCTAAACCTTTATTTGCTTTAAATTTATCTAAACTAAAGGCGGTTTTCAGTTCTTTGTCCGCCGCCTCTGTTAGCGATTTTCTTGTTTTAGCCATAACTTTTTTTAGTTTAATTAGAATGGAGCATCATCATCATCTTCAAACAAATCATCAAATGTATCTGCTTTAGATTTTTTAGCTGCTGGTTTAGACGATAAGCTATAATTTGATTTTGCAGGTGCTGCTTCTTCTTTTATTGGTGTTTCATCTTCTTCATCTTCATCTTCATCTCCTTCAGGAGTTAACCATTCTTGTAATGCTGCTTTGATATCATCAAATGGAAGGGGTTTGTAAGATTCTTTTGGATTAGTTTGTTCTTCTAACCATAATTCAATTTCTTTCTCATCTTTAGATAATGCAGACATTTTCATTGACGGTGCAATAGTAGTTTTATTATACTTTGTACCAGTAACATCTGGCCCTACAGTGACTAGTTTAATGTCACGGCCTGTCATAATGTCTGTGAAGTCACCTACTTCTTCATCTGCTGCCATTTGTAAAAATGCTTCGTAAATTTCCTTACCAAATTCCCACAATTGGACGCCTTCAGATTCTTCACCACGTACGATTACAGGAGCAAAAATACGAACTTTAGGATCTAATTTTTTAGCTAATTTCCAATTTTCTTTGTCATTTGTACCACGTAATTGTTTTGCAAATTCAGCAATTGGGTCTTTTTCTCCCCAGTTTAATGGAGAAGCAATTACTTTTTTACTTCCAATTCCATAATAAAATCTCATTTCAATAAATGGAAATTCTTTATTGTACTTAAAAGGTACAACACGGATTGTTTGTTTACCAACTTGCGGTTTAAATCGCTTAGTTTGGTTTGACGAGCCACTTGAAGTGGGTTTTGTCATAGACTCAAGTTTCTTCTTGATTGCATCTAGATTCATAATATAACTAAATTTTAAATGTTTACAACTTATAATATAATAACCTTTATTTTTTAATCCAAACTATAGTTCAACTATTTTAAAAATCTTTGTATTCAATTGCTTAATTTCATTGTGTTGTGTAAGCAATATACAATTTTTATAGTGTTGCCAATCTATTGGAAATTTTGGGTTTACAACCCCACCATTTAATCTTTTGATTAACTCATTTAGAGCATTTATGGTGTAAAGAGTATTTGACTCTTTTTTTCTATGTACTAAAATAGTATTTTCAGGAATATCATTTATGTTACCTTGATCTACATTATATGTAACTACATATTCATTATTACTTTTAATATGTAACACAAACATTTTGTCATACATTATAACATATTTATTTGACAACATGTCAATCAACCCTTCAAGGTCATCTAACACAGTAAAAGTACAAAACAATCTATTGTTCATTAAAAGGCTATCAAATGTAAAGTCATAATCGTATTGACTATACATATGTAGGGGTTGTTCGAGAGTATTATGCATAACTTATTTTATATTATGGTAATTAGTACCTTTTTTAGTTTTAACTTGTAATTTATATTTATTAAATATTCCTAATACTTTAAGTATTACTTCAGGTTCATTTTGATCAAAATCAAATAAAAACGAGTCGTAAACATATAATACAAGTTTTGTGTTTTTTCCTCGCAATATTTTAAAAATATCCCATAGTATAAGAACATTATTTGCTGTTTCCAAGTTTTGTAAAACATAATTTAAAAGCTTTTGTGGATTCATATTATCCAACTCACTTTTTAAAAATCTATGATTCGATATAGGGCACCTGATGTATCCATTTGTTTCAAAGTGTTTCCATAGGTCGTCAGTATATGATTTTACTAATTTAAAGAATTCTAAATCTTCATATTCTTTCCATATACCTCCATATAGTTGTTTAAATGTTATTTCTTTTGCTCTTGCATAATCCACTCCGTACATTTTAGCAAAACTGCTGTGAATATCACCATCAGTGAAAGTATACTCCAATAAATTAGCAAGAAGGGTAGGATGATAAGCAGAAATATCCATTTCAAAGAAAAAATCATTGCGCGGTATAAAACATTTTCTTTCTCCATTATCTTTATTTAATGCTGAAAAATTTAGGTTGTTGAATGTGTTTGAAGGTCTTGTTGTTAATGTGTTTAGGTTATATTGCGTGTATATAAATTCGTCTGCATCTTGGTCAAAGTACTGTTCAAATAATGTTTGATCCACTTTTATACCCGCTCGTTCTAGTTGATTAAACACAAGTGCTGCTTTATTGTAAAACGGGTTTAATATTGAACTATTAAAGTTTACAAAATTCTGTTCGCATACCTCATAATGTTTTACAATCGGAACTATTGTGTTTAAATCTTGTAAATTTGGGTATTTGTTGTAAATGTATGTATGAGCTTGTGTTAGTTGAGGTATATACGTATGTGGGGAGGGTGAGGGTTGGTAGCAGTGCTTAATAGGGAAATAATGTAAAAACTCTTTTCTATCTCTTACATAAATGTATTTTATACTATTTAATACTTTTAAACAATCTTCTATTGTTAAATTAATTGTTTCACTATGATTTATAGGTATAATATACCCTTTTGAGTCATCTCTTGGACGAATGTACAAAGAACATATTTCATTCTTAACAGGATGCAAATCATGTGAAGTAGGGATTACTTCAGCATAAACCACTTCGTGTTTTATATTTGCTAAAATATCTATGTGTTTAGGATCTTCTATAAGCCAATACATGCTTTAAAGATACTAAATTATTTTTTTTAGTCCACATAATATTGTAAAAAATTACTTCTAAAATATTGAGAAAAACCAGGAAAATTAGATTGACCTTCTATTTGGAATGCTGATGCTTGGTTAGAGGAGTATGTTTGGTCTCTGTCGCCTGTTATTCTCCATTGAAGTGATGCAGCGGTGTATAGGTCCCATGCTATGTTGTCATTTTTATCTGCTAATCTATCATATGTAGATTTAGTAATTTCTAGATATCTTAATTCATTGTTCTTTTTACAAAAATACCTTGTAAATACTCCTTTTTGTTTTTCTTGATCAGTAGGATAAGTTAAACCAAATTGAGGTATAGCCCTAGATTTAGCATTATTAATAGTACTATATATTCCGCTATCAGCACTATCAACAGAATATCTAATAGCATCTTCAGATGTTAAGTTTGGTGTAGAATAATTTACCGTAGTTACAATAGTTTCAGGTACAAAATCATTATTTTGGATACTAGTGTTATTAGGGGTTATTTGTTGGACAGGGAATGCAGTAGCAGAAATAAGTTCTATAGCAGTGTTATTAGGATTTTTTCCTGTGTATTTTTTTCCTGAGGATGTTTCAAAGTAATATCCAACATACTCCTTTTGGGTAGTGATAAGAGCATACTCATTACCATTAGTGTAAAGTCCTGTTTTTACTTGTGATTTAGGGTAGTACATAATTATTTTCTATATTCGTCTTTAACTCTAAGCCAATAAACTTCAAATTTATCATTTGCTATGTATGGTTTACTTCCATAAACAAAAGGGGTTCCATAGTTTGCAGGCCATGAAGATGACCATCCTCCTCCTATATTTCCATGTCCATCTTTTACCCCTTTAGCTAGTTTTCCTGTAAATATTTGGGTATGGTAAACTGCTCCTCCTCTGTTAACTCCAGATTTATTTCCTCCTGAAGTGCCATCACTTAGATAGTATTGGATTATATCTCCGTATTCAGCATTTTTGTTTATTTCTGAAAGGAGTAAGTTTTGGGTTTCTGTAGGAGTTAAAGTATTACTTTCTGCTACAGTCCATGATTGTTTCAATTCATAGAACCCAGTATTTAAAGCATTTTTATAAAAACTAGGGTTCCATGCATCTCCCCATCCACCACCAGTAGGGATTTTATTTTTTCCTGGGGCTAAGTTAGCATCTATAATTTGGTTTATTATATGTTGGGCTATGTCACTAGTATATCGAGCACATGCTGATGATTCTCCAGAAGTAGAAAGATTAGTAAATACTTCTTTTGTAGCTGCTACTACTCTATCAGCCCAAGAAGAAACATCATTAGCAGTGTTATTTGTTGCAACTCCTGAAGTTTTTATAGGCGCTATTGGTTGGGGTTTGACATAAGAGTATAAATCAGTAGTAAGTACTTTAGTGTATTCTTCAAATTTAGGGATCATAACACATTTAATGTCAGTTTCCCAATCGTTATCTTTTAATTTATGTTCTACTCCAGTAACAATAAATTCCATAGATTCAGCGTATCCTACAGGTAAAAAATTAGTATTTACTTGAAGCTTTTGATAGATTTTAAAGCCTGAAATTCCATCTAAGGTAAAGCTTAATTTAATAGGAATAAAGCCTGTTGACCCCCCAGAGTATTCTCTATTCCCTGCTGATATTTCTTGATGTCCTACTTCATAGTATAGTCTGTAATATTCAGATACTATGGATAGGTTTTTTTCAGTAATAGTAGAATCAACTTTCATATATTAATAAATATTTTAAAAATAATTATTTCCATTTATCTGGGATTTTGCCAGTCATATCCCAAAGTTGGGTCAAAGCAGCTAATTCTTTAAGTTCATCATAACTTGAAAGACCTTTTATTAAGGCTTTTAAAATAGTAGGATAATTCCCATTAGTTAAAGTTGCAATAGTAGCATCAAGACCATCCTGGTATGAAAAATAATTTTTAACTCCTGGGGATGCGTTATATTTTGTTGAGTTTGGTTTTGTTTGGATTGAATTCCATGGGTTATAGGTAGCAGCAGCTCCCTCAGCAGCTCTCCAAACTTTCATCCACATTAAATTGTACTCAGTAGCTGGGGCTCCTAGGCGTGTTAGAATGTCTTTATACATTTGGGTCTGTTCAGATTGGGTGAAATCTATTGTATTATATCTTACAGCTCCTCCAGATTTGCTTTCTTTAATTGTCGGTGGATTTGATGCTGGTTTTTGGATCCAATTTTCAGTTCTAGCTTTTATTGTACTTTCATTTGATTTTAATATAGCAACTATATACCCATTTGATTGGAATGCTAGTAATTCTTGTCTTCTTAACTCTACAAATCCAGGATGTGCTGAATATGAGTATTTAGTTCCATTGTAGTTATTAGGGTCAGAAGGGTCTGGGTAATTAGGGCCTGGTACCCATGCAAATAAGTCTCCTCTAAGGCCTCCATATTGGTTAGGTCTAGCAGGGTTTATTATTATAGGTGCTACTGTTGGGGTTGGTTTAACATAAGCATATAAATCTGTAGTTATTATAGAATCAAATTCTTCAAATTTAGGTATTAGGATAACAGTTAAATCTGTTTCCCAATCGTTATCTTTTAATCTATGATTTATACCAGTAATTATAAATTCTGAAGTAGTTGGGTATCCATCAGGGAGAAATCCTGTATTAACTTGGAGTTTTTGGTAGATTTTAAAGCCTGAGATTCCATCTAAAGTCATAGTAATTTTAAAAGGGATGAAGCCGGTTGACCCCCCAGAATATATTCTATCTTTTCCTTTAATATCATAGTATAATCTATAATATTCAGAGGCTATAGATAAATTTTTTTCAGTTACTGTAGAATCAACTTTCATATTCTTTTATTATACTATTCCAAGAGCATAAAAAGTATCTTGCATGATTTGTTGATAGGAAGAAATTATATCTTGTTTATAATCAGTAGAACCTGTAACAAATGTTTTATCTCCTGGGATGAAGTTTCTTTTAAATCTATCCTCAATACCTGTATTCCATTTGGCAAATGAGGTAGCTTCGATTCCTTTTGCATATCCTGCAGCTGTTGCTCCAATGGCAATCATAGATGCGTATTCAGGGGTAATAGCTGTTTTTAAATCAATTTTACGAGCAAATGTAGATTCATAAGTTTCAATTTCATTAGAGCTAATTATACCATCACTGTTTTTATCTTTACCAAAAGCTTGGTATCCATATAATTGAAGTTCATATTTTCCTTCTTTATTTTTTGCCTTTTTATAGTCATATTTAGGAGTTGAATCTATTAAATATAAAGTATTAGTAGTTTCATCTATAACAGGCTCTATGTTATTTACCCCGGTTAATGCCTTGTTTAATCCAATACAGATATTATTAATAAATTGGTATGTTGCCATGTTTCCTCTCTCATCCGTAGCTGATAACATGCATTGTCCTACAAAGTCTGTATTTAGGTATACATTCATCATGTCGGCAACATTCTTATTATAATCCTCTTGGGTATTAACTTCAGAATTATCTTCATTAGACCAAGCAACTAATTCAGGGAATACTATAGAGTTTTTTCCTCCGGTCCAAGTTTTTAGGACATTATCTCTTCTAACAATAGCTTTACCTAAATCAAATGACATTTGGTTAGGTAAACATAACATGTCAAATGAACCAGTATTATAAGCTATTTTAATTATAGGAGGATTTTGATCATATGTTTCAACAGTTAATTTATTTTTATCAATTTTAAGAATAGCTTTATCTTCCATAATTTGAAGAAGAAATCCAAATCTTATATAGTATTGTTTACCTTCATCTAAATCTAATACACAAAATCCTTTAGGGTCATATGGGCTAATAGTATATATAGGGTTTTCTACAGTTTCTGTGCTTAATATTTTTTGGGATCTTTTAAATTTAACAGACCAGAAAAATGGTTTCCCTTGATCTTTAGCATTAGATTCATTAGATGCTACAAACCTATGGAAAAATTCAAATTCATTATCTATAGGATTTCCATTATTATCATATTTAGGTGCAGGAAAATCAGGAGTTGTTTTTTCTTGGAATTCTTTCCAAGCTTTTTCAAGTTCTACAGTAGAACCATTAGGAGTGTAAGTCCCATCAGGCCAATTTGCAGGTACATTGGTTCCAGAAAAACTAGCATAGTCTGTACCTGAGTCGGGGCCTATAGGGGATTCACTTCTTTTAAGTTTTGAGTTGCTGAGAGTAAAGCGAGTTCCATAATTGCTAGTTGTAGGGTCAGAAGGGGTATATGACCATTTACTTTCTAAACCATCATATATTGTTTGTAAATCACCTGATAATATGCCCCATATTCTGTAAGGGTATTGGAATGATACAAATTCACCGGAAGCAGCTCCACTGTCATAAAATCTTTGAGTGGTAATTTTTCGGTATCTAGAGTCAGTTGATGATCCTTTAGATAGATATTTGAATTTAAATACACTATCATCAGGTGAAGCTCCAGCTCCTAAAGAAACAGGGTAATATTCTTGATTAGTTGCAGAATATGTAAATTTTTCTGTTTTTGAATTAAATAATTGCTTTAGTAAATAGTACTTATTAGGCCATATAAATATAGGGAATTTTTTTACATATTTTCCAGCAGCTGTATTTACAATTTCACCTGGGGTTTTAATAATTCCAGTGTAATTTCTTTCCCCCATGTAATAAGCAGGTGAAGGGAATGTATTAGATGTTTGTGGGTCTCCTAAATTAACAGTAGGAATATACATAGTACCATTATTACCTACAGGAGGATCAACATAATTGTATTCTGGTTGGTCAACTACTGGGATGTTTTGGGATACTTCATATGAGTTTATAGCTATGTTAGATTCTCCTGTTGTGGATTGTTGCCCTGCAGTCATTTGGACTGTTTCTGATGGTATTGCAGGGGCGAATATAGGAGCAACGTTAGTTGGGGAAGGTACTCCAAAAAATGCTTTTCGTTGAAGCAAAGACCATTCTTTCTTATCTTTTTCAAATAGTTCTTTTACTTTAGATTGAATTCCATCATATGTAAAATTTCCATTTTCATCAGTTTGAAAATGATATTCAGGTCGATAATAATCAAATTCATTACTTTTTACAGGTGCTGTTGTATTATCAGAATTAAGCCTATTAAGAGTATATGTAGCTTCAAATGTTATTTTTTTAGTTTCAAATTTTGTTTCTGGGTCTCCTTGGCTTACAAAAAATCCTTTTTTGGCACCGTCTATGGTAAGTTTATCTGATTTGTATTTATCGTTAGCAGACAGTACTTCAAAAAATTTAAGCATTGTGAATAGAACATTATCTGTTCTATGGTCTTCAACTGTTCTTCCTTTTAAATAAGAAGTAGCACCCTTATCAACAGCATTATAGATTGCATTTTTTGCAGTAATATTGGTTTTTAAAGATTCTATAATATCACCATAACTAAGAATAGTTAATTCTACATCATAAGAACCATCTTTATTAAATGTCCAATTAAAATTAGATACTTTACCTAATAACCCATCATAATTCCCAGCGTATATTTCTCTATAATTTTCTATATATTGTAATATATCATCATATGCTTTATCTTGATTCCACTCAGGATTAAAAAATAATTGGTCATTTTCTAAAATAGTATCAGCTACTTGTTGTAATCGACCATTGTTATCTAAGAAAATGCTGTTACCCCATTCTAATAAAACAGTATAACCTAATCTAAGATACAATACATCTAAAATGTTTAATTGATTTCTATCTTGTACTTTAATTTTAACAATTGCCTTTTTTAATGAACCTCTATTTAATGCTTTTACATCTAAACTTTCTATACCAGGCATTGGTACTATACCAAAATCTTGTCCTTCTATATATGCTCCATTATTACCTAAAAAATTGGTTCTTTGGTACACATCAAAGGTACCATTACCTGATATAAGATCAGGGGAAGAAGTAAGGTTACCTTCTACAAGAGAAGCATACCCCCCAAACAAAATATGATTTTTAGCTAAACCAGTTCCTTGAAATTGTTCTTGGGTTGTTGGTCCGAACCCCATAGATGCTAGTTTTTCAGGGGTAAGGTAAGTTCCTGATGCTAGTTTTACCCAAGCTGTTCTAGAGTTAAGATATGTTATCTGTTCAGGAGTTCTTTGTCCATTCCATCCACTTCCATGAGCAATTTGTCTAGTTGTGATTTGGTCTTGGACATATCCTGAAAGTTCTTCACCTACTATTGATCCTGAGTATTTAGTTGACATAACTTTTTGGTTTAATAGTTGTTCAAATTTTTATAATTTGATATTATACTAGGTATTCTTTGGGGTGCTGGTATTCTGATTTGGGATCCAATTATTGGGTAAAGTGAGTCTGATGGTTGGTTTGGGTTAGCTGTTGATATTACCCACCATAGTGTAGAGTCACTGTAATAATTTAAAGCCAAAATATCATATCGATCACCTCTTGCAGTATATACATAAATATCTAAAGAAGATGGTGAGATAGAAGGGTATTTAACATTAGAAAATCTTCTTTTTAAGTCCCCCATAGCTGGTAGTATTTTAGCTGCGCTGTATCTATCCATGTTTTTTTAATTTATGTATTAGGGCGGTCATATGATCCATCCCATCCATTTGTTTGGTCTTTTAATGATATGAATCTTTGTTGGCCATAGGAAGGGTCTTTGTCAGGGAAATTAATACTAGTAAAATCAGTTGCTCCTTGAGATACACCACTTAATTTCATTATTTCAGGTCTAAATTCATGAATTGGAGAAAATTTCATTTTAACTTCAAGCATTTGGGGAAGTTGTCTCATATCTTCCATAGACTCCCCATCAAGACCTAAATTAATTTCCCATGGGGAATCATCAGGCATTGTTATGTCTAAAGATTCAATCACTCCAGGCTGTTCATATAAATAATTTCCTACTGTTATTTTAGCAATATTCCCCCTCATATACCCAGCTTCTGAATAGCTAGGGGCTAGTGATGAAGCAAGGAAATTAAGTTTTTTATACATGGGCATTAGTTCTTCTTTAGAAGAAGCAGCTAATGTAAATCCTAAACTAATACTCCTTTTAAACCCACCATACCTATAAAATTTTTCAGCTCGACCCATATATTCAACTGTTTTCCAATCAGCATTATAGGTATCCCCAAAATTTTTCAAATATGCTCTAAAATGCATATACAAATTTTGTAAAGCATCTGAGCCAATAGTGGTATTGTCTATTATTGCTATTCTAAAATCTATTAAATCTTTAGCAATTGAATTATCAGTAGCAGTTTCGGATTGATAAATAGGCATAGCATTTATTACATCAAGAGGTCCTAATGATCCACTCGTTAATCCGCTAATTATTTGTTTACCTTTAGTATAATCTAATACATTTCCTCTAACTCCTCCACTTCTAAAATTAATCCTATTTTCTATATTCCCTTTTCCTTTATAACTTGGAGAGGCACTTAAATAAGTAATTTTTGAATTAGGGTTAGTTATATCTGGTTTTTTTGCTAGTCGAGCAACAGAGCCACTTCTAAAATCTTCAGAAATTTCTAAAGGGTTATTAGAATCATTATCTAGCCCAGCAAATAAACCTTGTTTTTTTACTGAAAAGCCTGAGAGGTTTATTGCTGCTTGGGTTATAGTTGAAAATGGAGTGTATATGGTTTCATCTCCAGATAATGAAAGTAAATTTTGTTTAAGAGTAAAAAATAAACCACTTACATTTCCTCCTTTATCTCCAACTCTAGTAAAATCAAAAAAATATTTAGTTAATCTTTGTACATCATCTGATGTTCTGATTAACCCGTATAGGTTTCCTCTGGTTAAGAAGTCAGGTCCCCAAGATTTAGAATTATATCTAAGTCCTTCGCCGCCTTTATTCCCTGTAAAACCTTGGGTAATGTCAAAATTGAATGGGTTATTTGGAGGATTACTAATTACAGAAGGTAAAGGGATTCTAATGTATGGTTGGGTATCATTTGATGGCCAAGGTATATTTCTTTGCCCAAAAACTTCTGCTGTAGATACTGAGTTTGGGTTAACAAACGCAGGGTTTTGGGGGTAATATGGATTTCCCGTCGGGGATGTTAATAGTTCATATAGTCCCATTATTTAAATTTTTGGTCTTGGTATCTATTACCTTTTACAGAGTTATATTTTGGTTTATTTTGAGCATCCGCTCCAATAGGATCATCTAGTTCTAACTGGGAGTTTATTGGTAGGTAATTATATATGAAACTTTCAGGGTTAAATTCTGCCCATTGTTGAAAAAAAAGTTGGTAATTGTCCATAGATAATCCTAAAGTAGAATAACCCCCTGCTCCTTTTTTACGGTTATAATGTAGTAAAGAATCTTTAGTAGCTAATTGACTAATTTGAGGGTTATCTCCATCATAGTAAGTGTACTTTGATCCCGTTACTTGAAGATATGTTAATACATCCCCCATAGTTTATTAATTAAATCCTAAAGCACCAGCAAGCGACCCATCTTCATACTTTGGAGGTTCAATTCCATTTAAATCTAAAGCAGATGGATTTGGAAGAGCATTAAGTACACCATCTTTATATAAATTATATAAAGCTTGAGTCCCACCAGCATTACTTCCATCTAATGAATATCCAGGAGCACTAGGAATAGTGTCACTATATTCTGCATGTAATGGAGAAAATTTAGTAGCTAAAGCATTAGTACTTACACCATTAGGGGCAAAGTTGGTAGCATTAGTGTATGGAGTAGGAGTACCATTACCTGCTGTAAGGGTAAATAAAGACCCTTCATTAATTAATTTATTTTCTAAGCTCATAATTTTATGGTTTTATTATAAATATTGCGTTTTATGATATTTGAAAAGCATTCTGAGCAGATGTTAATCCATCTTCATTAGGGAATGCTCCTTTTAATTCAACAATGTTTTTGCCATTAGCCGTTGCTGTTACATTTATTGGTCTGCTTGCTAATTCAACTATAGCAGCTTTTAAAGATTGAATTTCTTCTCTAAGCCCAGCACTACCTCCCCCTAATGATAATGAACCTTCAGCACCATAAACAACTCCATCATTCATTAAATTAGTACCAGCAACTATAGTATCTTTTTTATTAAAAGATATAGGGCCACCAGGTGCACCTAATAAAACTCTATCACCTCCAGGGCCTATAATACCATCATTCATAGCTGATTTAGCCATACTGTATGCTGAGTATGCTGCTACTGCAGCTCCAATGGCTGCCATTATTATAGGTACAGCGGCTCCTAAGGTAGAAGCGGCTGCTGTAGAGATAGAAGCTAATGCCCCTGCTTCTCGAGCTGCAGTGTTAGTAACAATAGCTCCAGTTTGTTGAGCTTCTCCGGCAGCGGCTGCTTTAGTAGACGTAGCAGTAGCGGCCGTTGCTACTGATGTTGCTTGGGATGATCCAGCTATAGTTGAGGTATATCCTACTTGAGTTTTTTGGTAGTTTGTTGTAGATTTAGCAGCTGTATTTTGGGCCGTTTGTTGAGCAGATATTTGCTGCATTAACGATAACTGTTGTTGGAGGGTAGCGTTAACTGATTCTTGAGCTTTTTTCTGGTCATATATTGCCTTTACTTGGTAGTAAAGTTTAGCTAGGAATAATCCAGCTTGAAACACTAAAGTACCAGCTATTAACCCAGCAGCTATTGCTATGGCTTCTTTTATTAGATCAAACCCTGAAAGTATTTGGTTTAGTATGCCAAAGAATTTATCAGCCATATTTCTAACCATTTCCAATGCAGCGTATATTCCTGGTAAGTGTTTATCTACTAGGTTTTGCATTAGGGCATCTATATGTTCAGCTACAGATGCCTGTTTATTTTGGGAATCCAATTGTTGTAATGCTATCATAGCCATTGCTCCTTGTTCTCCATGAGCGGCAACTAAAGATTGGTATCTAGCTTGCTCTGCAGAAAGAGATGATTGGGAAGCATTAGCCATAGTTTCTTGGGATGCTACTACTTTAGCCATTTCTTCAGCTGACATGTTTAGGTAGTCAGCCATTGCTTGGATTCCAATAGCATTGTTTTGGGTAAAGAAACTAGAATCACCAACAGTCTTTTTAATTTCTTCAGCTAATTTAGCGTATTCGTTATTAAACGCTAATGTTCGCATGTATTCCCCATTAATTTTTTGACCTAATATCAATTCAGCTGATAATTCTTTCTCAATGGAGTCTTCAAAGTTTAATAATCCTTTAGCAGTTGCATTTACGTTTTCTAATGAAGTACCTAATGCTTTAGTAGTAGCTAATGCTTGAGCTAAACCTGTAGCTCCTCCTTCAATTGTTAGTTTGAAAAACTCTGATGTTTTAGCTATGTCTTTTAATACATCTTTTTCATTTAATACAACTTTATGTCTTAATCCTGTAACTTTGTATTGGGACATCATTTCCCCAGACATTTTTTCAACATCTCGCCTTTGGAGGTAGGCATATTTAGCTAACCCTGTTGTTTCTTCTAAAGTAAGACCAGCATACTTATACATTTTTCCCAAAAAGGCAACCCCTTTTTGTTCTTCTCTAGTCATTTCTCTAAAGTCCTGTTTAAGACCCATAGCTGCGTTAAGATCAGTAAAGACCTCAAGCATATCCCTAGAGTTATCATATATAGTTTTAGTAGATTGAGCTACGCTAGCCATGGATATTCTCATGCTAGCAGTTTCTTGATACGATCTATTTAAACTTTTTGCAGCTTTACCAGTTTGCTCATCTACTTCTTTAATAGTATTAAAAATGATATTAATAATATTACCTATAGCAGTAAGTGGATTTAGCCATTCTGAAAATGGTATCATGCTAACCATTTTTTGCATTCCTGCTAAAGCTTTGTCTGCTGTTTCTAGTCCTTTGGCTACTTTAACAGCTCTATCTAAGCTTTTTTCAAATTTTCTCATGGACTTATCTGAGTCCTCTAAAACTTGTTTAAGTTGAGCTTGTAATTTTACATTTTCTGATATCTCTTTTCCAATACTTTTAAATTGGTTTATTTGGTTTTTAGTAAGAGATTCTTGTTTAGCTAAAAGCATTTGCTCTTGTCTTAATCCAGATAGGCGTTGTTCAAGTCCTTTCTGGTTTAATGCAAGATTTTCTTTAGCTTGCTTGTATTGCTTTTTAAGGTCACTTAGCTGTTGTGCGGATAAATTAGCATTTTTCATCCCCCCTTCAGCAATTGAATGTTGATACTCACTAAATTTTTCAGCTATGTCAACTATTTCTCTAAAATTCTTTTTGGTGTTTTCAACAGATTTTTTAGGATCAAATTCAAAACTAGACATTTGAGCTTTTAATTGCCCAAATATGCCTGAAAGTTCTGCTGCGTCATCTTTAGCCTGGAGTATTCTACCTGTAAGATTTTTAGCCATGTGTTAATTTATTATAAATATTAAAAATTAACATTTTATTTATATTTTACACTTTTTGATGGTGCGGTAGATGGTTTTTTAGTTGGAGAAGATGGAGTGCTAGATGTATGTCCTGGGTGTATTACCTTTTGGTTAGGGTTTTTAGGGTTTTTCTTGGCTGCTTTATTTTCTTCTTCATAAAATTCTTTAATTTCATTAAAGATAAAACGGCGAAGGTATAGTGGCATATTATATACAACAGGCCAACTATACCCTCCTTTACCGTGAAAACAAATTTGATGAATTTGTCTGTAAACGTTTACTTTAGCTTCTGCTATTTCTTCTAGATTATCAGAAGTCAGGCCAAAAAAAGTTAAGCCCGATTGGGATAGTAACTTTATTTGAATTTCCTGAGGGAAAAAAAGTTAGATCTACATCTGGTTGAAAATTTTTAATATGGTTTCTTAGTGCCTGGGAGTCTCGGGCTAGTAGGTGTTTATCTACAAATTCTCGAATGGTTTTTTGATCATCATTCCCATCAATGGATGTAATCATATATTTTAATCTAGTAGATAGTTCTGGGGAGTTATCTCGATTAATTTTTTTAAGGCCTTCTAATTCACGGGAGATGTTTTGTTCGTCTTTATGAGTTAAGATTTTGAATGTTATTTTAGTTTTAGAAAGTGGAAGAGTAAAATCAAATTCGTTCCTACCAGGAGTAAATAATGATTCATCTAAAAGTTTAGGCTCTAGTTGAGATAAGCTAATAGTATGTTCTTCTTCATTATAAGTAAAGGTATATTCATCTCCATATCCTAAAACACGAGCAGCTAACATAATTGCATTTTTATCTCCTACAACTAAATCATCATAATTAATAGGAGTTACAATCATTGCTTTTAATAATCTATCAATAGCAGTTCCATTTTTAATATAACTTTGGTTAAGAAGAATATCTTCTTCTTTAGCAGTCATATATTTCATATCAATATAACCTTTAGATAAAGGATTTTCAGGGGAATAAATTAAACCTTTTGAAGGTAACTCAACCTTTTGAGTTGGTACTGTGTATTGTTCTTCCATAATTTTTATTTAATATAACTTTATTGTCTTATATACATATATTAAAGAGCAGAAATATTATCAGGATTTACATTATATGATAAAACTCCTTCTATTTTTAATATTGCTCTACGAATATCTTCCATTTTTGTACGATCAAAACCACCTTTTGTAATCCAAGGATGACCATCAACTTTAACAGTCATTATTGATTGGAATTTTTCTGTATCTTGTTCAGCATATTCCATCGGTTCTTTTACAGATGCTACTGTAATACCTGGTAGTGATCGGATGTCGGAAAATATTTCTTTTTGGGGGCGTTGTTTGATGTTAGTAATAAGCATCCCTACCATTTTAAATTTGTCTTGGTATTTTTCATTTAAAGCTTTTTTAAGCTCTTCTTGGATTATATTTTTTAATTGGTCTACTTTCATACTATTATAAATATGGCACTATTTAATAAGATTTACATGACCACTAATTATTTTATTATTAACATTTACAATATAAACATAAACACCAGTTGAACAATTTTTATTACTATATGAACCATCCCAATAACCTTCAGGATCAGACGATTCATATACTAATTCTCCCCAAACATTATAAATTGTAAAATAAAAATTATTAAAAATAAAACCATCACTAAATACAGGATGAAATATGTTATTATATTCATTCCCATCAGGAGTAAAACTGTTAGGGATAAAACAATATTGTTCAACAATTGTATCAAAAGAAGGTTCAGGTGAAGGTAAAATTGAATCAATACTATCATTAACATGTATGTCTTCTATAATATCTTCAGGATTATCAATAATACTAATAGCAGGTTTAATAAATACTGTATCAAAAGTAGTGTTAGGGTATGTATATGTTATCCAATCTCCACTGCATGAAGGATATTCAAAGTGGCATGTGTAATAAGATCCATTAGTTGAAGGAGTTACATCAATTGAAGCAACATTAAATCCTATAGGCGTTGAGTTTCCTACTTCATACCATACCAATGTAGGTATAATTTCATTTCCTGATGGGGTCCAGCGGTAAGCGTCATTATATGCTGACCAAATTGTTGCATTTCGTCCTGGGGTTAGTATTATGTTGTCTCCTGAAAGGTTAGATATTCCTTGGGTAGCTTTGCTTTGGTATGCTGCCCACGAATAGGAAGGTTTTGATTGGGTGTATACTTCAATTACATTGGTTGATTCATGTAACACAATATGAAAATTTCCATTATCGTTTGGATTAGGTGAATTATACATTTGTGGTCCTAAAGGGACATTAATCCAACTTACAACTAATTTTCTATTAGGAGCAGTACCTTGGGTTTGGTATTTAATATTACCCCCAAAAGTTGAGATTGGGTTCCAACTTTGCCAAACCCCAAAAATACAATTTTTTGGATTTATATAGTAATTATTAGGAAGTGGATTGTTGGGGAGTGCATTCATTTGGGTATTAAGCCAATTAGGGTCAACAATATGAGGAGTAAATGAAATCCACCCATTAGAACAAATATAAAATTGAGAATATGACTGGCCAAAAAAACAGAAATCAAATCCAATATTGAGCATAGGTGAATATGAATCATCACTCATATTAGGAATAGCATTTCCTGTATTTGTTTGTGCTGTATAAGGTATATTAGATACAGTGTAATTTGTAGTTTCACGAGGGTTATTTAGTTGGGTAGGTTGATTTAAATTGGCGGTTAAAGTAGTTGATGATGCGCCGTAAGGTAATGTTTGATTTGAACCTAAATCAGGATATTGTTGACTATAACCAACATAAACCAACAAAATAAATAAAATACTTTTTAGAACTTTCATAACTCTTATTTTTATACTTTAAATATACAAAATACTTTTAACATCTCCAAATAAAAAAACAAAAGCCCCAACAAAAATTGGAGCTTTTAATATTAAATATAAAGTAATCTTAGTAGTTCAAGATACAATAATCTGGTTGTACTGTAACAGTAATGTTAACAGGTGTACCATCATCATCCCAGTTATAATCTCCAAAGTTAGCTTCAGTAATTACAGCTCCTTTAACAATCCATTCTGATACGTAATCACCTACAGGGCCTACAGCGTTGAATGTAATGTCTTTTTTATAGAAATCAGAATAACCATCTCTACCTGTTACTGATTCGTGTCCTAAACGTACCCATTCCATTACTGATTGTGCTCCAGAAGGAGTAATAGCATCATATAATGTAAAGGTAATAGTATTCCAGATAGTTTTTCCTTTTACATATCGTTGAATATTGATATGGTTAAGAGCTACAGCTGTTTGGGTCATAGATATTGCACTTACTCCTTTTACTAAGTATGCAGGAATCCCAGGTACTAAACTTAAATAAAAGCGATTAGTTTGTTTAGGTTCAAACGCTGTAAAGAATATCTGGTTATTGTCTAAAATTGGCATTTTAAGTTGGTTTTAATTTTATTATAAATATCTAAACATTTAATTTTTTATCCGGGGAATTCAGCTCCTGTTGGTAATAAGATGAAATCCAAAGAAATAAATTCAGCTGTGCGAGTAGGTTTAATATAAATTTGTCCTACTAATTGGTTTTGATCAATTACTGCTGGGCCGTTGTTTGTTTCATCCATTACTACTTTGTAAGCGTATAATCCTTGTTTTTGTTGGATACCATCTAAGTATGGGTTTACTCTGGATAGGAATGAACCTCTAGTAATTGAAGTATTTTGTTCAAATACTACAGTATCCGCAATTTGACGAATATAATTTTTTAATTCAATCATTAATCGACGTACGTTTACACGATCAAGAGCTGAATCTGCTTTTTGTAATGTTTTTTGTCCAAATACTACAACTCCTTGTTTAGGTAATGTTGCAATTGGATTTATATTATTAGCATATAAAGTATCTCTATTACCTTGAGTTAATTTAAATTGTGCTTGTAACACTGTATTTAAACCACCACGGTTAATTCCAGCAGGTGCAAACCAAGGAGCAGCTACTTTATCATTAAATGCATAAACACCTGGTATTAATGTAGAGGCAGGTACCCAAACATGTTTTCCAGTTGCTGGGTCTACAATACGAACCCAAGGCCAGTAAGCAGCAGCATATGAAGTATCTCTAGTTTGGGCTTCAGCTACAACATCTCCTAAAGTACTATTAAATGAAGTTAAATCTACTACAAACATATTATCTCCTCTATTTTGAGTATTTAACAAAATACTTGAAATTTGAGAAGTATGAGTGTCATTTAATAATCCTGGGGTAAATAGTAAATTGAATTGGTATGCTTCACGGTTTCCTAGTAAAGTAATCATGTTATCATAATCACTTCCTACTAATCCTTGAGTGTTTGTACCAATTTGATCATAAAAATTAATATTTGGAGCTACAGTACCTGCAGCGCCTCCAAATGCTCCTCCAATAGATCCACTTCCCGCAGCTGGTAATGAGCCAGTGTATAATGGGTTAGCTACATTTCCATTAGAGTCTAAATAGTTAGGAGTAGTATAATTTATTTCTTTAACTCTTACATATCGAGAAATATTTGGATAACTACCAGATACTTCCATTTGTTGGTTTGCAGAATTATATTTTAATTTTTGATCACCTATAGCTTTAGCAATAAAGCGATTAGAATTAGGATCTAAATTAACATTATTAAAGGCTTCTAAAACAGTTTTACTGTTTTGTGTGTCATCTCCTCTTCGGATTAATACATTAAAGTTTCCTGATCCTGTATTTGGTTGGGTAATTTCCCATCTTACATTTTCTTTACTTCCAGAAACTAAAGAACCATTAATCATTGAACCTGAGTTGTTCATAATAGCTCCTTCAGATATAGTTTCAAGAACAAATGGAGATAATCCAGATGTTGGGCCGCTAGATCCAGTAGGCATATAGCTACTTGTGGCTGATGCCCAGTTAGCTGAAGATGATACTACTCTAGTTACAAGTAATGAGGTTCCGCCGTAATTGAAGTAGTTATAGGCAGCAATTGAAGTAAGGTAAGAATAAGCATTACCACCACTAATAAAATTATCCCCAAATAACATTTGGAAATCAGAATATGAAGTTACTAAAGTGGGTTTTTCAACAGGTCCTTTTACAGTAGGTCCTACAATGGCTGCACCGGCTTGAACGGGTTGTCCTGTTAAAAATGTATTGTCTATCTCACTAATTGCTACTCCTGGAGAAGATGTAAAGTTTGCCATTTTATTTTTTTATTATAAATATTAAGTCTTTTTTAAAAATGTATTATTGGGTAGGAAATGTTGCCCCAGTAGGTAATATATTAAAATCTAATAAAATGAATTCAGCTGTTTTAGTAGGTTGAAGATAAATCTGTCCTATTAATTGATTTTGATCAACTACTTCAGGAGGGTTATTAGACTCGTCCATTATTACTTGAAAAGCTGTTAAACCTTCTTGTTGTTGGACAATAGATAAATAAGGAGTTACTAAAGATAAAAATTGTTCTCTAGTTGCTGGAGTGTTTTGTTCAAAGACAAAACTTGTGGCTATACGGGAAATGTAATTTTTTAGGTTAATTAACAAACGCCTTACATTAACACGAGTTAATGATGTGTTTTGGGTTTGTAATGTTTTTTGCCCATATACTACTATAGCACCTCCTTGAGCTGTTGGAATTGAAGCTATAGGATTGACTTTATTTTGATAAAGTATATCTCTATTACCTTGAGTTAATATTTTTTCAGTTTGAGTAGCTATAGTCATAACTCCTCTATTTACACCAGCAGGAGCTAACCACGGGTATCCATTTTTATCATTAAATGCATATACACCAGGTATAAATGTAGAAGCAGGAGACCATACTTGAGTAGAAGAATTAGGAGGATGTACTGCTTTTACCCAAGGCCAATAAGCAGCAGCATATGAAGTGTCTTGGTTTTGAGCATTGGATGTAACTTGCCCTAAATTCTCATTATATTTAGCTAAATCAATAATAGCCATACAATTTCCTCTATTTTCAACAACATTTATTAGTTGATTTATTACGCTATTGCTATCTGGGAAGAAATTTGGGTCGGCTATTAATCCTGGGGTGGTGATTATGTTGTAATTGTATGCGTCTTTATTGGCTAGTAATGAAATAGATTCAGTGTAAGCAAATGGGCTTAAGCCTTGTATGTTAGCATCAGTAATATTTTCATTGTATAAACCATCATATACTGTTGGTATGATATCTCCTTTTCCATCACCAAACACTCCACTTTGAGCTATAGGAATAGAACCAGTGTATTGGGGTTTAGGTAAACCATTATTATCAAAATAATTGGGTGTAGGTTGATTTACCTGTTTTACCCTAATAGTTGAGTATTTATTAGGATAACTACCAGATAATTGAGTATAATATTCTCCCGTTGTTGGGTCTTGGCTGATGAGTTCAATTTGGTTTCCTATTACCTTTTCAATGTAATTAGATGAATTAGGGTCTAATGATACAGGGCCTATAGTATCTATTATAGACATTAAAGTAGCTGAATCATTACCTTGTCTAATGATCAAAGAAAAAGTTCCAGATTGTGTATTAGGTGATACTATTTGGAATCTGTAGTTATCAGCAGATCCACTTAATAAAGTACCATTAGAACCAGTAGGCCCAACACTATTCATTATTATTCCTTCAGATAACGTTTCTAAAACAAAAACATCAGTATCATAAGGAGCACCAGCAGCATGAGCTGAAGATGATATAAAAGATGAAGTAGCTGGGGTCCAGTCATTTGTTGTACTCCCACTTACAACTCTAGTAACTAACAAAGCTCCAGGGTTAGGGCTTAGGTTTTGGAAGTAATTATAAGCAGCAAGTGAAGTAAAGTATGTATAAGTTGTTCCACCACTAACAAAAGTTTCACCATATTTGTTTTTATAATCAGAATATGATGTAACTATAGTAGGAATACCTACTTTACCCTTAACTGTTGGGCCTATAATAGCAGCATCTGCCTGTACAGGGAGCTGTAAGACAAAAGGTTGGTCGTTTTCTACTGCTAATATCCCAGGTGAGACAATTGTTTCTGAAGGCATTATTATAGATTATTTTGTTATAAATATGGTGTATTTAAACTTAAATTAACCTAATTTAGTTATTTCGCCTGTTTCTGGGTTAAGTTCTATTTTACCGTAAGCGGTATTAATTTGGTTGGAAAATTCTTTTTCAAGAGTAACAGCATGTTCAAATGCTGTTTTAGCTTTATTATAACGATTTTCTAATTGGAGTTTGATTAACTCAATTTCACCCAATTCAAATATTACTTCTTGGGTTTGTTTTTGTATAGATCTTAATTGGTCTAACTCTTCTTTGGTTAAAAACTTTTTTTCTGAAACTATTGGCATTTGTTTTATTTTTATATGGGTTAATAAATGTTTATTGTTCTCCTCTAAGGGTTTTAAGTTCATTATACATTGCAAGAAGTTCTGCTTCTTTTTGAGCAATTAGTTCTTCTATTGTAGGTTCATTAGTTTCTACAAATGTTACTTCTACAAGTCCATTTTCGTCGTATATTTCTAATCTTTGTTGTGCCATTGTTTTTTATTATTTTATTGTGCAAATATTCTAACTGTTGGAGTTACAGCATTGTAAGCTGTTAATACTGCTGGTGAAAGTGTTGTTGGGGCAGAGCCTAAAGTATAAGAGTTGGTTCTTACTCCGTTATAAAATGTATTAGCACTTGTAAGATACCCCACAATAGGTAAAAGTGCACCTGTTTGAAATGCTCTAACCGTTGGGGTTGGTATACCATTATGGACACACATCCAATATGTAGTACCAGCAACAAAGTTATATATAGAATTATATCTTTTAAAGCCAATAGTAGAACAATCTAAGTTAGTACTTTCCATTAACTTATCATATGGTAATCCATCTCTATCCCCAAACATTAAAATTCTTGTATTTGCTCCAGCTACAGCACCAGTTACTTCAATTTCGAAATAATTAGCAGTAAATGAGTGTGCTGGTATAAAAGGGACTAGGTACATAAAGCCATTTTGAAGAGCAGTTGTGGTTAATCCAGTATTAGTAATATTAAAACTATACCCATTCCCCGATCTTGGTTGAGTTAAAACATGAGGGCCTTTAATTCCTGTTGTGTCTCTTGCACTTATAATATTACCCCCTGTTTCTGGGTCAGAGGTTATGGTTATATTATCTCCTGCAGTAAGGTTTAGTCTTGTATTAGAGGTAATAGTATATGATCCGTCACCATTGTCAGTAACATCAATGCCTTCTCCAGATAATAGTGTGGTTGATCCCCCACTTTTAGCACTAATGGTATAAGACCCATCATTGTTATCAATTATACTAATATTAGCCCCAGAAACAAGAGAAATTGGAGGGGTTGGCCTTAATGTAGAGCTAATAGTATATGATCCGTCACCATTGTTAGTAACATCAATGCCTTCTCCAGAAGTCAGTGTAACAGACCCACCACCTCCAGTAACTCCTATGATTTCTTTAAAGGTAGCAATATCCTCAGTAGATAGTTTTTCAAAATCACGGATTGTTGCTTTTTTGTTTGGGTCTTCATAAACCATGTGTTTGCTGGTAATCTCACCTTCGCCGTCGGTTTCTGTAGCAATCCATGAATCTACTCCGTTTCCTTGTCTATAGTATGTATATGATATTGGCATATGTTATATATTATTTTCAATGTAAATTATTGCGCTAGCTTCAACTGCGGTAGGTAATGTTACCCATGCTGGGGTTATCCAGTTGATTTCTAAAAAATCACCCTGCACAACACTCATAGATATTGTAGCACTTAATACAGTTGCGTCTGCACTTGATCCTGCAGTGGTTGAAGTTGCTATTGTTTCAGCAACGCTAGAATTTTTATTCAGAGCTAGTGTTGATGTTCCTGCAGAGGCAAGAGTTCCGTTTGTTCTAATGTATAAGTGAGCATACCTTACTTTCCCAGGTCTTGGTACATATATTCTAGTTCGTCCTGATGTGGTGTTTAACTGATTTCGTACTGGGGCACCCATGCGGTAGGTTGTGCTTGCGGCTAAATTGGATCCCGTAGTAGCTAATACAAATCCCATTGTGTATCCACTTTGTGATGCCATTGTAGCATAAGATGCAGTTGTTGTGATATTTGGAACAATTAATACATTGCCTGCTCCATTCCACTGGAAGGCTGTATCTGTCTGAAGAACTTGTGTGCCCGCTGAGTTAGTAGCTACCCATGTAGGGTAGAATATACCCGAATTACTGGAACCGTCAGCTGTAATCACTTTAGATGCAGTAGCTGCAGTTGTAGCTAGTGATGCGGTTGTAGCTAGTGATGCAGTTGATGCATTTATTAGTGAACCATTTATTTGACTTATATTTGCCATTTTATATTTTTATATTGTGTACCAATCATTAGCTGGTCTAAATTTCATCGTCCAATAATTATTATCTGTAATATTATTATAATAGGCATGGCCTAAAATTCTAACATAATTTCCTGTGTTTGTAGGTTGAACAGTAGACATTTGAATCCCACTGCTATCCCTGATATAGATAGGTAATCCATGATCTATTGATTGTACATATGGAGAGTTAGTTAACCCAGCATTACTAGTTACTGCAAGAGATCCTTCTAGAAGAATTATTTGTCTAGCAACATCTATACAAATTCCTAGTAATTTAGAACAATCAGCAGTTGCTTGAGTAGTTTGGTACCATATACCATCTGTTTCTAAATATATTAAATCAAATTGAGCTACACTAACATCTAATGTTCCGTTTATTGATTCTCCTTCATAGTTAAATCCTAAACTAGCTACATCTGAAAAATTTTCTTGTATGTTGTTGTTAATTATCTTTAAGTTATAAGAAAAGAATGTTGATTTGCCATTATTGCTATTGACATCCCAATCTAATGAAGGGTTTCCAACGCTGTCTGTTAACAATCTACTACTCCACTGGATTGAAGATATAGTAGCACTGTCATATAGGTATCTATTTGTCCAATCAGCAGATAAAGTATTTGTAGGGTCTGTTAAAGTTTGAAAATCCCAATCAACTACTGCTATTCCTCCTTTATAAAGAAACCTATTGTCCCAATCCATTGCTGAAGCGGCAGTTGAGTCGGTTGCTGTTCTAGCAGGGAAATATATTGATGGTGTATTATTTGTGTCATAAGCTATATTTTCAGTTAGTACCCCATTGCTAGAAGAAACAATTAATGAACCTGTAATTATTACATTTTGTATAAGCGGGTTAACTGATGAAGCGGTTGATGCAAATGATGCTGATGTTACGTTTTGAGCCCAAGATGCAGTTCCAAATAATGAGCCGGTAAATGATGTAGCCCAAACGTTTCCATTTACTTGGAATGAAGCAGAAGTTGGGTTGATTGTTCCAATGCCTATATTTCCACTTTTACCTGATATGATTCCTCCACCACTGCCTAATTTGATAGAACCTACTGTGGAGTCTTGTACACCATAAATACCCATATGGTTTGATACGTTGATATCATATAAAGCAGCGTCATCACCACCTTGGAAGTACATACCTCCATTTATAGGAACATAAATTGGTTGGGTTACTGTTAAAGATCCAGTTATTACTGCATTCCCTACATATGGGAAAACCGATCCTCCGGTTGTTGATACTGTTATAACATTTCCACCAGAATCTACTGCTAAGTTAGCTGTTGCTGTTCCTGGAAAGGAAGAGGCTGCTGTATATCCTGCAAGTTGCATTTGAGTGGTATGTATATCCCACTGAGCTATTAATCCGGTGCTTGTAGTATTATTTCCTTTTAGTATCCTAGCTTTATTTTGCCAGTTGTCTATAAATGAAGCAGAAGTATAAGTACCTCCTGGTGCATTAAATCCTATTTGTCCACCTTCACTAGCAGCATCACGAGCTCCTAAAGTTAAAGTGTTTTCAAAGGGGCCTAAGCTTGAAGTTCCTATGGCAGCACTTCCCGTTATTACTACATTACCCCTAAGGTAAGCACCATTAGATGAGGTAATAGAATTTAATAAAGCATCAGAACCTGATACTATGACTTTTTTCCAGTTTGGCATTTATTTTTTTATTATGGTTGGTTATGTAGAATGCTACATCCACTTCCCTTTAGGGCCTATAATACAGTAATAAATATGTTATTATTTTTTTCTTGTTGTTTTACTCTCTTCATGTTGAGCAATTTGTTGAAGACCCAATATTTTTGCTTCTTCTTCAGCTTTAATCATCTGAGTAATTTCTTCTAATTCGTATTCTAATTTTAATTGAATAGAAGCACAAAACTTAGCATCACGTCCTTGAATAGGAACAGTTTCTAAAGCTTGGCGGATAAAATTTAATTCACTATGAGTAAAATCTACAGAAAATAAATTCATAACTTAATTATTTGGTTTGTTCTAGATATTGATTTTGTAATTTAATTACTAAATTATATAAAGGTTCAATATCTTCTCCAAGGAAAGTTGTTTTTTTAACCATAGAAAGAAGAACCTCTATCTCCTTAACCGTTAATTGGTTAGGAGATAGGGGTTGGTTTTGTGTTTGAGTAGGAGTAACTCCTTCAATGTGGTTTGCTGTAAATCCCATAACTATTTTTTTAAAAATTTTATTAAGCGTAAATATAAATATCTCCTGTATCTGTTTTAACATATATATTTCCAAATCCATTACTTGCACCACCATAAACTGGTGCTGCTGTTGGTACTGCGGTTCCTACTTCTGTTGAAGTTACATAAGCTGCTGCTGTAAATGAAGATCCATTGGCTGTGAAACTTGATGTGAATCCCCAACGGTTAATTGAATTTTCATACCCAAATAATTCACCTACATCTTGAGTAGCTTGTTGAACTACTATACCACCATCTCCTGCTGCGTTTGAGCCAGAAGCAAACAATACAAATCTATCAGCAACCTGTAAATTAGTTGTGTTTTGGAAAGAAGCTGTACCTTGTACTGTTAAATTATTAGTAATAACTGCATTTCCTGTTACTGTTAATGTTGATGTTGAGCCATTAAATTGTAAATTAGATTCACCATTAATTGTACCACCACCGGTTGCAGTTAAAATATAATTATCTGTATTATTAGTAATAGCATTTGTTATATTGTTAGTAGATGCAGCATATGAAGCGCTTAATGCTTGATTAGCATATGATGATGTTACTGTTAATGTGTTTGTTGTAGCATTAAAGGTTAATGTAGCTGAGTCAACTCGTACTGCTCTGTTACCAGTTGTTCCATCAGCAAACATGACGTAATATGGGCCGGTACCTGTTGTTGTATCGGTTACAGCTACGTTAGTAGCATTAGTTGCTGAGTTAGCTGTAAGAGCATTAGATGCAAATGATGCACTTACTGCATTTAATACATAAGATGCTGTTGTTGCTGTGCCTAATAAAGATCCAGTAAAACTAGTTGAAGAAATAGAAGTAATACCTGTAATAGTAGAAGCTAAGGTTAAGCTATCAGTACCTTCAACTGCTAAATTAGTTCCTGCTAGATCTGTTAATAAGTTACCATAAGTAACATATTTACTAGTACCATCATTGATAAAAAACTGATCTGTTGATGTTAAGTCAGTTTTAGCAGTGATAGGAAATGTTGCTGTAACACCTGTTAATCCGGAACCATTTCCTTGAAATGAGCCACTGAATGATCCAGACATTACTACTGAAGTAGCTCCATTTGTTGCTAAGATGTTCCCTGTCCCATTAATTGCTGTAGTGGATAAGTTACCTGTACCTCCACCGATTACTACCTGACCTGAGGTAAGGTTGTCTACTTGAAGAGTGGTTAAATTTGCACTGCTACCCGAGACTATTACTTTTTTCCAAGTTGCCATAATTTAATTTTTATTTTTTTTAGTTATAAATATATACAATTTTAATCAAGACCCACATAAAGAGCACCAGAAGTAAAATAAATTCCACCATTTGGTGCTGGGCTTGTTAGTTCTATAGATTGAGTAGACATTATTATTACTCCACTTTGACTTACAGTTAATACTGGGGTGTTGTTTTGGTTTTTAATTAGAAAAATATTAGAAGCGCTACTAGAGATAGTAGTTGATCCTTGATTATCTATATTAAAGAAAGTAGAACTTCCTGAAGTTAGTCTGAAAATATTAGTCCCAATGTCTACACTAGCAGAAATACTTTCAGTAGATATTCTAAATGGGGTTGGTGTATTTAATGCATACGAA